GCCCGTTGATCCTGGCATAGACCGTGGTGGTGGTCGTGGTGTTGGTGTCCTGGAATGGGCCTTTGATGTTGGCAAACTCGGCCACCGTCCACGCATCATGCGCGGTGCGACTGATGGTGCGCGGTACGTAGCTGGGATGGCACACGTAGAGCACGTCGGCCGACTGCGTAAAGGTGAGTTGGGGCAAGTCGCTGGCGCTGTAGGGCGTTGCCACGCTAACAGGCGAGCCCGCAGATCCGCCGGAGCTGTACACCACCTGCCCGCCGTCTTTGTAGACGCGCATGGTCTGGTGGCCAAACTCGAGCACATAGGTCTGGGTGGTCGAGAATGCAAACGGAATCAAGCGGTGCCGGTACGTGCTGCTGGCCACCTCGGCCAGAAACGCCGTGCCTGCGCGATTGCGCACGCCACCGTAGGTTTGCACAATGAAATTGCGGCAAGTCTTGAGGCTGGTGCCGTAGCGTGCCAGGTCCACCCGCCCGTAGAGCGAGGGCGAGAGCTCGCCACCGGTGAAGGATGATTGAATGAGGCTGCTGCCCATGATTTACACGCCCCGAATAGCGATGAATTCGGAATCGGCGATCGGCGCCTCGGTGTTCTCCGACAAATTGGCTGCCGCCGCAGCGGATACCACCAAGGTGTAGGCGCCGCGCGCCTGCTCGGCCACCTTGGGCTGCACAGCCAGCGGCATGGCGATCTCGGAGGCCAGCAAGTAAGCCAGCGCGGAGGCAAACATGGGGTCAAACAGCGTCGGATCCTCAACCCGCGCGGTGTATTGCAGTTCGGCTGCGTCCTGGTTGGTGTAGATCACACGCTGGCCGTTGTCATTGGCCACTTCAAAGGGGATGCGCTGGTCATTGCGCGGCGTCGACAGACCCTGCACGACAATCGCGCGGGCACGCAGGCAGTCCGACGGGTAACCGTATTTGAACTCCCAGTTGGTAGGCGCGGTGCCCGCATTGGCAAGCGTCACGCGCTTGTTGGCAAAGCTCCACTGGTAATCGCGCAGTGCGTAATCGCGCATGGGCTCGTAAAACAAACTACACACGCGCGCTTCGTTGCTGGCCTCGGACAGCGATGAAATAAAACTCGACACGCCGATGCGTGCCAAGGCCATGTTGCAGATGGATATGACCGAGGCCGCCATGGTTTAGCCCTGCGGATAAAGTACGGATGCAGGATCTTTCATCTCGCCAGGGGCAAGCTCAAGATCCGTGATTTGAATGTCAACGCTCATCGACTTGCCGTCGTCTTGCGTTTCGTAAGCGCTGGTGCTCTTGACATAGCCCTTGGCCATGACTTCCATCTTGGCGCCCACGTCAGGCAGCGTAGTCATGCCGAGCTTCTCGAGCTCGTCCTTGCCCAGATGCAGGCACAGGCCATACGGATAGCTCGGCTCGTCTGCCTCAACCATGCCAGGCTTTTCTTCGACTTCCGGCTTTGATTTCATGTCGACCATGTCACACTCCGAAAAGCAGGGGCACGAAGGCCCCTGCGGTTTAGATGACTTCGAGTTCCTGCGGTGTCGCCGTCTTGGCCAGCTCGGAGAAAGTCTCAGGCTCTGCGGCTGCCTTGCCCTTTTTTACCGGTTTGGCCTTGGCCACGATCTGCTCGGCTTCCTCAACGCTCACGAACCACTTGCTTTTTGTGCCATCAGGAACCTCGAAGACCGCGCCAGCGCGACGACGCGCGCCCGCATAAAAGCCGTCAGTGATTGCTTTGACTTTCATGATTGCGCGCTCCTATCAGATGCCGTCGGCGTAGGCTTTCCAGTTGGCCGATGCAGGCGTCAGGAAGGCGTTGATCTTGCCTGCCGTAAACGCTGCGGTGCCAGTGGTCTGCACGATGCCAATGTAGCGCTCGTAGGTGCCGGCCGGAACACGAACACGGAACACAGTCGTGCCCGCGGTCAGGCTGGCCACAGCCACTGCTGGCGAGGTGACAAGCTTTGTGGGCGAGGACAACGAAGAGTTGTCGTCCGTTGCCAGCGAGATTGCCAGGGTGGCAGAGCCGCCCGAAGTCGCAGTGGTATCGACCTGAACCACCAGCTCAAGCTCTTCGCCGTTGCCAATGTCGCGGCCTGCCGCGCCCAGATCGATCACATCGCCAATCACATAGTCACCGGCTGCACCGGTGTTGAGTGCCGTGGCGTCGGCAAACTCAGTACGCTCGTCGAGAATCATGATGCTTTCCTTTCTTTCAAGTGAGCCGATTAGATGCCGGACTCGGTGTTGGTGATGGCGTCGCAGCGGCGCACAGGAATGCCGTCAAACATCGTGACGTGCTTGCCACCTACTTGCTCAATGGTGAGCGTGGAAGCAGCCACTTTGTTGGCGATCTGACGACGCAGGAACGAACGCACGGTGCGGTTCATGTAGAACGCAGGACGGCCCAGGGACAGCGATGGGATCAGCTCCACAGCTTGGGTCATCAGGTCGATCAGGTCAGGACCCGACGCGGCGTTCTTAACCAGATCTTCCTGGTCGATGTTGATGCGAACCACGTAGCGCCAGTCACGAACCGACAGGCCGCAGTCCCAGCGATAGTGCGTGCGGTACGCTTCCATGCGACCACCGTTGCCATCGACGTTCTCGATAGTGACTTGGCCTTTGTCGTTCATGTCCAAGCCAGCTTTCGAGCCCTTGGGATAGATGCCGTGGACCGTGTTCGGACCCCAGACCACCAGCCAGATCGACGTGTTGTCGGTGCTGTCAGGCGTTGCTGCGCTGGTTAAGATGTTGTCGCCATTGGCTGCAGCCTGGTCGTTAAAGCGTGCGCCAAAGCCGGTGAAGGCCTCGGGCTCAGTGGCTTCAGAACCGTAGAACAGCGTGCCGGCAAACTCCTGATTCATGCCTTCGATGTGCGCGCGATCTTCCGAGAGGCGGAAGGCTGCGGTGTTGCCGTTCAAATCGGCCAGCGCCTTGTCGACTTCTGCGTAGGCTTCCATCATGCCGCACGCATCAGTGACCTGCACAGTGGTCGATTTGGTAGGCTGCACGCCGCCGTAGAGCTTACGCCACGTCGGAGCAGGCAGACCGGAGCGAATCGTGGTGCGGTGGCCAGTGGGCAGGTTGCCCTCAAGCCAGACCATGTCGTCCAGGATTTCGTTGGTTTGAGACAGGATCTCTGCGATCGTGTCGACTTTACCCTGGGGTTCCAGACGCTTGGTGACGTCCAGCAGGGTTGGGTGGGTAGATGCCAAGAGTGCCATTTAAACTTCCTTTCATTTCATGTTGGGGAACATACGCTTGCTTTGGTCAGCCTCTGCGCCTGCGGCGTTGCCGCCGACATGCGTGTCCTCTGCCATCGCTTTGCCAATGCGCGCAAACACTCGCACAAGCTCCGGGTGGTTTCCCATGCCGTATGAGTCGAGCGCTGATTTGAGCTCCAACGTCCCGAACTTGTTGATCGCGTTTTGAGCGTGCTTCACGCTGGGCGTGAAGGCGTCGCCACCGATCTCCTTGTCCGCTTTCATGTCGGATACCCACTTTTCAATCGTCTGGTTCCAGCTCTCCTGCTGCTGCTGCACGGTTTTCTGCATCCGGTTGGCATACAGGCTTGCCAGTTTCTGCGCCTGGTCGTTCGTCAGACTGAGCTCTCGCGCAATCGGATCGAACTCGGCCAGCGCATCCTGGTCAAGTGTCATGCCCTCGGGCAATTGAAACTCGTACTTTTCCGGCGGACCTTCGGGTTTCGCATCCTTGTCATCGGTCTGCTTGTCGCCCGTGTCACCGGTGCCTGCGTCAGTGTTGTCACCAGCCGCTTGATCCGGTTTCGCCTGTGCCGCGTCGCCCGTCGGCGGCGTGGTCAGTACGGAACCAGCACCAGCTGCGTCGCCACCTTGTGCCGTGTTTGCGGTGTTGTCCTGCACGGCGTTGGTATCTGCGTCAGCCATTGGTTCTTTCATCCTCTTTGGATTCGTGCATCATCACGACGTACTGGTCGGCGCAAGCCGCCATCACGTCACCTATCACCATGAGGCCCATGTTGCGCATGCCCTCATTAAAAAACGTCGCACTGTTTCCCGTGAATGATGTGCGAAACACACCAGCACGGTCGAGCAAACGCCACACAAAGCGGCGCCCTTCGCGGGTCGACATGATCTTCTTGATGTCAGCGAGCTCGATGTCCCGCAGGCGCTCGTCCTTGCGCTTGCGGTCCTTGACCTGCGACTCTTCGGCCGCGTTGAATGACTTGTCTTTCTCGCTCATGCCAGTGCACCGCGCAGGTTGTTGATCATGTTGGTCAGCGCATTCTCATCGGTGACCTGCGTCTCCGAGAGCGTCTTGGCGCTCTGCGCACCTTGCTGCGCCATCTGCATGGCCATGGCAGCGTTTTGCTGCTGCGCGCGCTGCGCACGAGTGGCGGCCACTTCCTTGTTATCCTTGATGATCGACGGTGGCACGCCCAGCATGGTGCTGTACTCATCGAGCGCCTGGTCGAAGTCCAGCTTGTCGAGCACCTGCGGGTTGGCCTGCGCCATCTGGCCGGCAAACTGCATGGTGCGCTCGATGGACGATATGCCTACCATCTTCATGGCCCGCGCCATCACGCTGATGTACTCGACCGACAGGTCCATGCCCTGCAGCTCTTTAGGCGGTGGCGGCACCATGCCGACCTTGATCATGATGTTGAAGGCGCGATCGATCAGCGGGTCGAGCAGCTCGTCGTTTAAGCGCTCCAGCACCGGCCCCAGCATCAAGAGCTTCTCTTCATGGCGCTCTTGGATCTCACGCGCCGTGATGTTGGAGCGCTGATCGTTGGCGATCATCAAGAACAGATCCTCGAAGAAGGCGCGACGGATGCGGCCTTGGTTTTCTTGGATGTCGAGCACCAGCTCTTGGATGCGCGGATTGATCTGGTAAGCGGGCGCGAATCCCTGGCCGCCTTGCTGCACATCGACATAGGTCACATCGCCTGGCAGCAGGCTGGCGCGCTGGTTGCGCAGTGAGCTCGGCGCCGTCATGGGCGGGTTGACCAGCTTGTCGATGGCCTGCGCCTTGCGCCGCTGCTCGAGCTGCAGCGCCTTGATGTCGCCCAACGCATCCATCGCAGGCGAGTGACCGTAGATGTCCTCGCCGGTCAGCGCCCAGCGCGGGGCCATGAGCGGGAAATCATCGAAGCCCGACTCGCGCAGCAGACGGTCCTTGTTGTCGCCCAGCTCGTAGTACACCGAGCAGAAGCGCTTGTACTTCGATGCCGGCCGGCGCTCGTCGAACTCGTCATTGGGCTCGACCACATGCACGACGTCGATCCAGGCGTCCTTGTTGCCGCGCTCGTACAGGTTCTTCACCGACTCGGACACCTTGTCGATACCGAACTGTCGCACCACCTGTGCGACTGTCATC